GGAGGAGTGCCGTGGTTCACCAAAGATGAATCAAACCGAGTTGGCCGTGGTTTGTACCGAGTACCTAATTCTAGTGCTGTGCCTGCCGCAGCTACAATTGATATGACAGCACAGGTTATTAAAATGCCCGATAATAAAACCGTACAAAACGGCGGTAACCGTATTGCTAGTGTGATTACTGACCTTGAAACGGAAAATCTGGTTCCAAAAGTATATAAAAATTATGTACCTTTTGGTAACTATGATGACTTGCTTAAAATCGTAGCATCAAAGCAATTTTATCCAGTTTTCATTACTGGTCATTCAGGCAACGGCAAAACAATGTCAGTTGAGCAAGCTTGTGCCAAAGTTGGTCGCAAGTTTATTTGCGTTTCAATGACACCTGAAACCGATGAAAGTGATTTGCTCGGTAACTATGTTCTGATTAATGGTCAAATGGAATGGCGTGACGGCCCGGTTACGGTTGCTGCTCGTCAAGGTGCTGTACTGTGCATTGATGAAATTGATTACGGTGCTCAGAACCTTTCCTGCTTGCAGCGTGTACTTGAAGGCAAACCATTCTTGTTGAAAAAGAAGAATGAGAATGTGGTTCCTGCTGAAGGTTTTACCATTGTTGCTACTGCAAACACTAAAGGTAAAGGTTCAGAAGATGGTCGTTATATGTTTACCAATGTTCTTAACGAAGCCTTCCTTGAAAGATTTCTTAATACTTACGAACAAGACTGGCCTCCAGTTGCCGTTGAGCGTAAGATTATCAAGAAAGAATTAACATCATTTGGTAAAGCTGATGATGAATTTGCCGAGAAACTTGTTACTTGGGCAGATGTGATTCGCAAAACATTCGTAGAAGGCGGAGTTGATGAAGTGATTTCTACTCGCCGCTTGGTGCATATTTCAAAAACTTATGGTGTGTTCGGTAATCGGATGAAAGCCATTGAGTTGTGCCTGAATCGTTTTGATGATGATACTAAGATGTCGTTTCTTGATTTGTATACCAAAGTTGATGCTGGTGCAAATACCGAGTCCATTTTGGCACAAACGGCGGTTGCCGAAGAAGTTAAAGTAGCGGAAGAAATTCCGTTCTAAGGCAATAGTGAGTATGTTAGCCTAAAAAATGGTTGACATATGTTATTTTTTATTATATACTTATAGTAAGCTTAATTTGAAACAGCTTACAATCTTACCTAATTTGAAACAGTAAGATTTAACCATTAAATAGGAAGAATAAAATGCAAAACCCACATGTTACAATATCTAGTATTGTAAAAGACCAAGTTGGTCATATGTTAAAAGATTATAGTTCATATCCAGTTGAAAGTGTGACACCTATTAACTTTTGGAAATTTGAAGATTTTGATTTTGATTTAAAAAAGCATGCAGGTCAAAAAATTGGTTTTTTAGTTAAACTAAAAAACATCAAAACCTTTAATCAAAAAAATAAAGCCAACAGATTTAACCGTTTGGTTAAAATTACTAATGCTATCAAGTTTGTTAATGAAGTTGATGAGCATGGTAATGTAACTGGATTTAATTATGATTATGCTGGTGTTTTAATTGGCACATTAAAATATGATTATAAAGAAAAAGAATGGTATGTTTTCATAAATCAAGGTCAACACAGAGCTGCCATGGCATTTATAGTTGGTGGAAATGAAATTGAAGTTCCTGTATTAGTTGATGTTCCAAAATTAAATAAAAATGAACATGATAACATTGTTTCCGAATCTAAAATACATTTCTTTGATGCAACAAAACGAACAGGTCAAGCACAACCAGACAAGATTCGTTCTGCTTTTTTCTGTGAAGATTCTAATGCAATTAAGTTGGTAGAATTTTTTGATTCTTGTGGTGTAAATGTTGGTGATTTGTTGACACATGAAAAGTCATGTGATTCTTGGGGTGATATTGAAAGATGTATTCGTGATTATGGTGAAGCTATTACAAAACAATGTCTATCACTAATCGCTGAATATTGTAACGAACAAAAGATTAATGCTCGTACTGTTGTTGGTTTAAGTGCTTTATGTTATCATTTTTCCGATAGAGTTAATTGTTTTGAGAAATTAAATGGTGAAAGTTTTGTACAATCAATTTGCCGTTATGTTTTTGTTGAGAGAAAACCTAAAGTTATTTCTATGAGTGATATTACAAAATATTCTGGTAACATTAAAACACCATATCTACCAATGACTATGTGGATTAGATATGTGAATGAAATGTTTGACTGGCAAGATTTTAAGAAAGAAAATAAATCTAGTCTTTGGATGAGTCGCCGATCAAAAGAATGGCGAGATTTTTTGGATTCTAAAGTTGAGGATATTTTCCATGAAACATTCAGCCAAAAAATAGAACCTAATTAAGGCAATAGTGAGTAAGTCTGCCGTAAAACGCTTGACTTATTCACAAGTATCTGTTACACTAGTATCTAATCTTGAGGTTTGAATCACGCTTCAGATAACTTTTTCAAAAGTGATTCATTTTAATTATGGAGTTTTACAATGTCTGCAAAATCAAAAGTTCTTTCTTACCTGTCAAATGACAGCACATACAACACACTTACAGCTAATCAAATGGCTGCTAAGTTTGGTGTACAAAACCCAAGTGCTACTGTCAACGAATTGCGTAAAGAAGGTCATGCAATTTATTTGAACAGTCGCATTAATGCCAAAGGTGAGAAAGTTTCTTTCTATCGTCTTGGTACACCAACCAAGCGCATCGTTGCTGCTGGTATCATGGCACTTCGCCAAGCCGGTGAGCCAACATTCGCCTAATTTAACGGCGTTTTGTTGAGCAAGGAGAGATATATATTAGTATCTCTCCTTTTTTTTATTTTATGGATACACTATGGAAATTCAAGTAAATATTGATGAATTGAAAAAACATAAACTTTTCATTGCCACACCGATGTATGGTGGTATGGCTTTTGGATTGTATATGAAATCGTGCCTTGATTTGCAAATGACCATGGCACAGTACGGAATTGAAGTGAAGTTTTCATTCCTTTTTAACGAATCCCTTATCACACGAGCAAGAAATTATCTTGTTGATGAGTTTCTTCGCACAGATTACACCCATATGATGTTTATTGATTCTGATATTCATTTTAGTCCAAAGGATATTCTAGCACTATTGGCGTTAGATAAAGATATTATTGGCGGACCATATCCTAAGAAATCAATTAATTGGGGTAATGTTGCACATGCAGCCCGTAACCATCCTGATATGGATCCTGGTGCTCTTCAAGAATTGGTAGGTGAGTATGTGTTCAATGTGGTAAAAGGAACACAATCATTTCAGGTGTCAGAACCTCTAGAGGTTATGGAGATTGGCACAGGCCATATGTTGATCAAACGAAATGTGTTTGAGAAAATGGCAGCAGAATATCCAAACATTCGTTACAAACCAGATCATGTTGGCCAAGCCAATTTTGATGGTTCAAGGTATATTCACGCATACTTTGATACTGTGATTGATAGTAAAGAATCAATTACGGGTGGTGGTAGTGAACGATACTTGTCAGAAGATTATATGTTCTGTCAAATGTGGCGCAAGATGGGTGGCAAAATTCATTTATGTCCATGGATGAAACTACAGCACATTGGTTCATATGCATTTAGTGGTAACATGCCTGCTGTTGCTCAGTATACTGGCAAGTTATGATAATCGGTTTGGTTGGTTTTATTGGATCAGGCAAGGGAACTGTCGGTGATATCCTTGAACAAAAAGGATTTATCAAAGACAGTTTCGCCAAACCACTTAAAGATGCTTGTTCTGTTATGTTTGGATGGCCTAGAGAACTGCTTGAAGGTGACACCGAAGTTTCTAGAAAATGGCGTGAAGAACCTGATAATTACTGGAGTGAAAAATTTGGTCGCCAATTTACTCCTCGTGAAGCTCTTCAATTAATGGGCACAGAAGCTGGTCGTGATGTATTTCACAAAGATGTTTGGGTCATTTCATTATTGAATCGTGCAAAAGGTAAAGATGTTGTTGTTACTGATGTTAGGTTCAATAATGAAATACAATATATCCAAGACAATGGTGGCATAGTTATTCGTGTTAAAAGAGGTGAAGATCCAAATTGGTATGTCAATCTTGAAAAAATACAATCGGAAACTGAAAGAACCAAGTTCATGCAATTTGAACATATTCATAAATCAGAATGGGATTGGGTTGGTTGTGAATTCAATTATACGATTGCCAACAATGGCAGTATTCAAGATTTAGGTAAAGAAGTAGAGAGAGTATTGCAATTCATAAAATGATGTAGTATAATGATATTATTATTTTAATGTGGAGTATATTATGAAGTTATCAACCGATACAATCAATGTTCTAAAAAACTTTGGTGCAATTAATGATGGGCTGCTCTTTAAAAAAGGAAAAGTTTTAAAAACTATTTCTTCAGGCAAAAACATTTTTGCTCAAGTAACAATCAATGAAGATATTCCGACTGAGTTTGGTATCTATAATCTAAATACTTTCTTGTCTGCGATTTCTTTACACAAAGATTCACCAACACTAGAGTTTGGTGATAAAGATATTAGTATTGTCGGCAACAAAGGTCGTAGTAAAATCAAATATCGCTTTGCTGCAGCTAACACGATTAATACACCACCTGAAAAAGGATTGTTGATGCCTGATCCTGAAGTTTCTTTTTCCTTTAGTGAAGAAGATTTTGAATGGATTCTAAAATCTGCTGGCGTTCTTGGTTCACCACATATCTCGGTTGAATCTGATGGCATCAAAATTGTTATGTCAGCATTTGATATAAAAGATGATGCTGCTCACACAGATGCTCTTGAAGTTGCTGAAGGTAATGGTGATAAGTTTCGCTTCGTATTTAAAACGGAAAATCTTACCAAGTTATTGAACGGTGGATATGATGTTCAAATTTCTACAAAAGGAATTTCTAACTTTAAACACAAAACAGTTCAGTTACAATATTTCATTTCAACAGAAGCTGGTTCTACTTTCACTAAGGCTTAATATGTTAGTTTATTTTACAAACAGCTTTAAAGGTAATGCCTCTGATTCAATCGCAATTAACCCTGATCATGTCATTAGTGTTTTTGTAATTGAAAACGAAGAAGGTGATAAGGTGACCGCAATCTATGGCATTGGCAACAATACATGGACTGTAGAAGAACCTTATCTTGAAGTTGTTGCTCGGTTAAGTTGAAGTGATTAAATTATTATTTTATATTATGAGGCTTGTGAATGTTAGAACATCTTTTATTTACGGAGAAATACCGTCCTAAAACTATTGCTGAGTGTATTCTTCCTGATCGGTTAAAAACACCGTTTCAGGAATATGTTAATCAAAACAACATTCCCAATCTTCTTCTATCTGGCGGTGCAGGCGTAGGTAAAACTACAGTTGCTAAAGCCATGTGTGAGGAGATTGGTTGTGATTATATGATCATCAACGGGTCAGATGAAAATGGCGTTGATGTTGTTAGATACAAAATCACCAATTATGCATCGTCTATGTCTTTATCGGGTGGTCGCAAAGTCATTATTATTGATGAAGCTGACTATCTATCACCAAATGCTCAAGCAGCATTTCGTAATGCAATTGAAGAATTCGCTTCAAATTGTTCCTTTATCTTCACCTGCAACTACAAAAACAAACTAATCGACCCTCTACACAGTCGCTGTGCTGTCGTTGACTTTACACTAAAGAACAACGAAAAAACGCAGATGGCTGGCCAATTTTTCAAAAGAATTCAATCTATCCTACAGAGTGAAAAAATTGAATATGATGATAAGGTCATTGTTGAGTTAATTAAGAAACACTTCCCAGACTTTCGCCGTGTGATTAATGAGTTGCAACGGTACTCACAGTTTGGTAAAATTGATGGAGGCATCCTTTCACATATAGTGGAAGTATCACTAGGTGATATTATCAAATACATCAAAGATAAAGACTTTGGTGCTATTCGTAAATGGGTTGCAAGTAATGATATTGATGCAACAACATTCTTCCGTAAAATTTATGATAACCTATATGATGTTTTAAAGCCACAAAGTATTCCACAAGCGGTAATTATTTTGGCTGATTATCAGTACAAACAGGCATTTGTAGCTGATACTGAGATAAATACTGTGGCTTGTCTTACGGAAATCATGGTTGGGTGTGAATTTAAATGAACACCATAATTTTCAATATATTTGCATGGATTAAAAATGATTTTAATTCTTATCGTTTTAGGTTTATTATTGAGCTTTTGGCTTGGGCTATATCTATCGGATGCTCAATCACAATGGCCCTCACTGTTCCAAATCCTCCGTTACTTCACCTTTATCCTATTTGGATATTTGGTTGTTCTTTGTATGCTTGGGCTTCTTTTAGCAGGAAATCATTTGGCATGTTGGCTAACTATATCCTGTTAACAACGATTGATACCGTTGGTTTAATCAGGATGTTGACATGAGTAATCCATTTGATTATGTAAATGCCATTCTTCAGAACAAGAAGCAAATGATTGTTGATGATTTAACAGAAAAAGACTATATACCTTTTCTTGTTAATCGGTCGTTATCTTATCATTCCGACTGTATAATGTATGCAAATGAGATGAACCGCAGGCATTTCCTAGACAAAAAACTTCAAAATGATTTTTTGATAAATACCGTAAGGTCTAGAAAAAGACCTTTCGCAAAGTGGGTTAAGTCTGAAAAAAGTGAAGATATAGCATGTGTCAAACTGGCCTATGGCCTGTCAGATTCCAAAGCTCGTGAAGCTTTACGCCTACTAAGTGATGAACAAATCCAACTATTAAAAGAAAAAACCGATACAGGTGGATAAGCATCATGGTAGATTTAAAAAAGTTTGTTGAGGTAACACTCAATGAGCAGGATGATTTTTTGAAGGTTCGTGAGACATTGACCAGAATCGGTGTATCTTCACGGAAAGAAAAGGTGTTGTACCAATCGTGCCACATTCTCCATAAACAAGGACAATATTACATTGTTCATTTTAAGGAGTTGTTTGCATTGGATGGTAAACCGTCAAACATATCTGAGAATGATATACAAAGGCGGAATGCTATAGCTAAATTGTTGGAAGAATGGGGTTTGGTAACTATTTTAAACCCACAAATTATGATTGATAATATTGCACCGTTACATCAAATTAAGATTATATCATTCAAAGAAAAAAATGAGTGGGAACTGGTTACGAAATACAACATTGGTAAAAAATCAGAACAAGCGTATTAATATGGATTTTTATTATGAAACCTACAAAACTAAAAAACATTTATACCGGAGATGTGGTATATTGTAAAAATATAGATGATGTTACATTAGTTGAAGAAAAGGCTTTTATTAGGGTTTATTCAGAAGATAATCCACAACGAACCTTTTTAGTCAATAGAGCGGCATTTAATATCATAAAATAATTATAGGCAATAATTAAACTATACCTTGACATATGATTTGGTTATGTTATAATGGTAGTATTGTGAGGATATATTATGAGAATTGCAGTTTGTTCCGATTTACATCTTGAATTTGGTGGTTTAATCCTTAGAAATATGGATGATGCTGATGTCCTGATTTTATCAGGTGATATCTGTGTTGCTAAAGATTTACTAGAGCTTGGCTCACCCATGAGCAAATCAGAATCAATTCACGATTTTTTTAAGAATTGCTCTGATGAATTTAAGCATGTTATCTACATAGCTGGTAACCATGAACATTATCATGGTGACTTCAGAGATACACTTAGAGATTTGAAATACAATCTCCATTACCTCCAAAACTTATACATCTTAGATAAAGAGAAAGTCACACTTGAAGGTGTCACTTTTGTTGGCGGAACTTTGTGGACGGATATGAACGGTGAAGATCCAATGACACTGCACGCTATTGGTAGTATGATGAATGATTTTCGTTGTGTGAAAAATAGCAACAAGAAAGTTTCATTTCGTGATGCTAATGGTCAATTCCATGAACGTGCAGCCAAGTTTTCACCTGAAGATACTGTAGAAGATCATAGGAAAATGGTTAATTATATTCGTCACGTTGTTGAAGGCAAACATGACCAAAAGTTTGTTGTTGTTGGTCACCATGCACCATCAAGATTATCTACTCATCCGAAATATCAAAACGAAACTTTGATGAATGGTTGCTATAGTTCTTCACTAGACTTTTTCATTGAATCACATCCACAAATTAAATTGTGGACACATGGTCACACACACGAAACATTTGATTATGTTGTGGGTGAAACTAGGGTCGTTTGTAATCCACGTGGTTATATTGGTTATGAGGATCGTGCTGATAACTTTAAATTGAAAACATTTGAGATATGAAAGAGAAATTTATTGATGCACACATGAAGGCAGCTGAGGTCTATGCTCAATTGTCCTCAGCTAAACGACTCCAAGTTGGTTGTGTTGTTGTAAAAGATAACACAATCATTGGTATCGGTTACAATGGTATGCCATCGGGATGGACAAATGATTGTGAAGTTGAACTAGACAATGGCGAAACAAAAACCAAACCAGAAGTGCTTCATGCTGAGACAAATGCAATTGCAAAGATTGCTCGCAGCACCAACTCAAGTGATGGTGCTGCATTGTTTGTGACTCATGCACCTTGCTTAAACTGTGCAAAGATTATTCACCAGGCCGGAATCAATTCCGTTTACTATCGCAATACCTATCGTTCAACCGATGGTATTGATTTCTTAGAGAAGTGTAATATCAATGTCAAAAAAGTATGAAAGTAAAGTTTTGGAAATTTGTGATAATGGTGATGCTATTGTAGAATTACCAGATGAATTAATGGAAGAACTTGGTTGGAAAGAAGGTGATCAATTAGATTATAAAATGAAAGATGGTTCACTTTATATTACAAATTTGACCAGGCAAAAACAACAAAATAAGTAAATTTTACTAACATAATCCTTGCACAATAACATTGGTTATGTTATAATGATTTTTCTATGTTAACAAAAGGTGAATGATGAACATCCGTGAACTCGCAAAAAAAATGGCTATTGACAATAAATTAACACGGGCAGACAAGTATGATTTGTTTCTCCGTGAATTTGACAACAAGGTTGAATTGGTTGGTTTGATACAAGACCCAACCTTAGATATGAACGACTTTCGTGGTCGTGAAATGTTGTTCCCAAAACGATGGGTTACGCTAGCTGTTTATGATGCTTCTTATGAGGTGGCTGCATAATGGCAATTAAACTTTTAACTTTTAAAACAAATCACACTCTGTTAGGAGATTTAACTGAATCTTCTAAAGATACTTTTGTGATGATTAAGCAACCTGTTCAAGTTGTTTCTGTTCCTCCTAGAGCTGCAGATGATCCTGGATCAATTGCATTTTCTCCGTACTTGGAATATTCTCAAGAATTTAGGTCAGGAATAAAAATTAATCATTGTGATATTTTAAGCATCAATACACCTGTTATTGAATTGGAAAATCAATACAATACAATCTTTGGAAGTGGTATTCAAATTGCCCGTGCCGGCACAAAATTCTGATATAATGATGAATGACTAGATACTATACAAATGTTGCTGTTGTAGGCAACAATATTCTATACCGTGGTGTGAAAGATGGGCGTAGAGTCAAGATGAAGATTGGCTATACGCCCACGCTATTTCTACCAGCAAAGAAAGAAACGAAATTCAAAACTCTCAATGGTGAATACCTTGAACCAATGAAGTTTGAATCCATCCGTGATGCTCGTGATTTTGTTAAGAGATATGATGAAGTATCTAATTTCAAAATTTATGGCAACACAGGCTATCAGTATGCATTCATTGCTGATGAACATCCAAAGATGATTGATTGGAATATTGATGATATCTCCATTGCAATCACAGATATTGAGGTCGGTTCAGAGAATGGATTTCCTGACCCATACCTGGCTAACGAACCAATCACCGCAATCTGTGTAACCTTCCTAAAAGGTGAAACAGTTGTGTTTGGTTGTGGTGATTATGAAACGAAGGGCTCAGAGAAATACATTAAGTGTACTGATGAATACGCCTTATGTAAATCATTTCTACAATACTGGCAAGATAATTGTCCTGATGTGCTGACTGGCTGGAATACCAAGTTCTTTGATATTCCTTATTTGATTAATCGTTTTCGCCGCATTCTTGGTGAAGATGAGACCAAGAAACTTTCACCATGGGGTATGATTAGTGAGCGTAAGGTCGTTTCAAATAACCGTGAGTTGATTGCATATGAAATGGTTGGTGTATCATCACTAGATTATATTGAACTATATCGTTGGTATGCACCGGGAGGTAAGTCACAAGATTCTTATAAGCTGGACAATATCGCTAATGTGGAACTTGGTGATAGTAAACTTTCATATGATGAGTATGATAACCTTCATGCACTGTATCGTGAGAACTACCAAAAGTTTATTGAGTATAACATCAAAGACGTTGATCTTATTATTCGCTTGGAAGATAAGTTAAAGTTGATTGAACTTGGTTTAACTTTGGCCTACGATACAAAAACAAATTAT